CTACGGTGGATCAGTTACTGACCTACACGTAGGTTACGAAGGGTCTGCAGGAGCAGCTAGCTACTACCTACAAGGCGGTCCAGCTATTGTCTCTGTTGATGGAGAGGATGCTAACACTGAGCTATCTGGTAAAGTAGGCGGTTCCTTTGCGGCAACCGAAGCTGTGTCAGTTTATGGAGAAATCAGTTTCATCACAACTGACAATGACAACAACAACTACGGAACCAAAGCTGGTCTTAAGTGGGCCTTCTAAATGGATCTTCTGTTCTCTCTAGCATTAGTAATACTATTAGTATTTGGTATGGAGATGACTTGGTCTACTAAAAGAAAGTAGATAGGAGGAGAGGCACCTCAGAGTAGGACCTCTCCTTCATTGGCATAAGCCCAGTACGCTGGATACCTTTTGCCGTCTAGACGGTGGGAAAGACCACGAAAAAACTGATCAAAAAATTTCAGCTGAGAAACGTAAACAATACTATTCAATTTAAATGGCTAATACTACCGTTTCCTCAATCGGTACCCTTAATAATACAGCGGCAACACCGCTAGCACTGGGTACCGCTTATGATACTAAGTATGCAACTTACCTTAAGCTCTTCTCTGGAGAATTGTTTAAGGCTTATGAATCAGCAACCATCGCTAAAGGTACTGTACAATCACGTACCTTGAAGAATGGGAAGTCAATGCAGTTCATCTTCACCGGCCGTATGACGGCTGATTATCATGAGCCTGGGACTCCAATCCTTGGTTCAGGTGATCCTCCGGTAGCCGAGAAGACGATCCAATGTGATGATTTGCTTATCAGTTCTGCCTTCGTGTATGACCTCGATGAGACTCTTGCTCACTATAGCCTTCGCTCTGAGATCTCCGCTAAGATCGGACACGCTCTTGCTGAAGCTTATGACAAGAAGATCTTCCGTACGATCGCTCTAGCTGCACGTGAAGCTCATCCTATTACTGCTGCACCTGGCCCTGAGCCCGGTGGATCCGTTATCAAGATCGGTGCTAATAATCAGTATGATGCACAGAAACTAGTTGATGCTTTCTTTGAAGCAGCTTCTATCCTAGACGAGAAGAATTTACCTAAGCAAAATCGTACGGCGGTATTGTCACCTAGACAATATTATGCTTTGGTATCTCAGGTATCTTCGAATATTCTAAACCGTGACTACGGTAACACCCAAGGTAACCTGAACTCTGGTGAAGGTCTGGTATCTATTGCTGGCATCAACATCCAACGTTCTAATAACCTTCCTTTCCAAGCCGGCACAATTGCTGCTGTTAATGGTGAGAACAATGACTATGCTGATAGCTTCGCTGCTCATGCAGGTCTCATCTATCAGAAGGATGCTGCTGGTGTAGTCGAAGCAATCGGCCCTAGCGTACAAACAACCGGTGCAGACATAAAGACAATGTACCAAGGTGACTTAATTGTCGGGCGTATGGCAATGGGGGCGGGAACTCTTAACCCTGCAGCTGCTATCGAAATCCAAACCGCTTAAGGGAGGAATTGAAATGGCAAGAGCATCAAGCCTTACAGGTGTAGCTGGACTTACTAGCGAAACTTGGTACCCACAACCTCCAGTAGAATGGGGTCGTGCAGGTGGAGCTGTTGCTACTGTAGCTGTTGGTACTGCCACTGGTGAAAATGGAACTGGTGGTGGTACTAATGGTGCTGTAGCTGATAAAGCTACCACAACTGATGGTGGTGGTTCAGGTCTCGTAGTAGATCTAACCATTGCTTCAAACGTATGCTCAGCTATTGCAGTAGATGCTGCCGCTGGTAGTGATGGTGATGGTTATCGCATTGGCGATGCTGTTACCATTGCTACTGGTCTCTCAGGTACTACAACTGCTGTAGTTGGGTATGTCACGTCACTAGAATATGAGAACTAAATTATGGCAAATCCTGCAACAGCTAGACAGTCTAATACTGACGCCACTGTTCAAGAACCCGGTGGATACTCCGGCTCTACGAAGGGTATCTCCGGTGGTAATACCGCTATCCGCAAGTCGGTAGCTGGGACTCAAGGTGGAACGTATTCACAGTCTGCTGTTTACTCAGAAACCACAGGCCTACCTTTCGCTTATAGCGGGGTAGAATGTGATTCACCAGCTCAAGATAGGAGCTAAACACAGGGGACCTTCGGGTCCCTTTTTTTTATTTACAATTATTTATTATGCCTTTTCCTACCACTAACGCTACACAAGAATTACCTGCAGTGAACCAAATCCTGGCGTCAGTTGGTCAGGCACCTGTCACCACGCTCGATCAAACCAACCCGGACGTTGCGATTGCTTACGATACTTTAATTCAAGTATCACGAGAAGTGCAGGCTGAAGGCTGGACATTCAACACTGAATATAAAGTCAAATTAACACCAGATACAAACGATCAAATAGTATACCCTAGTAATGTATTACAGATTAACCTTTCCGATGGTGAAGGTTATGGTTCAAAAGCAGCTATTAGGAAGAATGATAAATTATATGACCGTGTAAACCATACAGACATATGGACTGATGAGACTGTTAAAGTTGATATAGTTTATTTCTATGACTGGATAGATTTACCTATACCTATTCAAGATTTCATTACTGCAAGAGCTGCTGCTATTGTTTCAACTAGGATAGTAGGTGACGCAGAACAACATAAATACCTATCAACTAGAGAGCAACTTGCTAGAGCCAATGCTCTGGAGTATGAATGTAACCAAGGTAATTATACCTACTTTGGTCATCCTAGAGGAAATAATAACTACGTCAGCTATCAACCTTACAAAGCTTTGCACCGCTAATGGCAAGTGTTACTCAAAGAATACCTCATTATTTAGGAGGAGTATCTAAACAATCAGATATTAAAAAATTTCCAGGTCAAGTACGGGAGTGCCTTAATGCATACCCTGAGCCAACATTTGGTCTTATGAAAAGACCTGGATTTTCATTCTTACATAGTTTAGATCAGACAACAGACGGTACAGATTTCTCTGGTACCGCTTTAGACAATGCAAAATGGTTTTACATTAATAGAGATGATGATGAAACCTACATAGGATGTATCATTAGTGGAGCTATTCACATATGGAATGGTAAACCTAATAACAGTGGTCAATATGTTAAGTGTACAGTAGGTACGACTGATACAACTAATAGTAGTCCTGCTTATAACCCATTAACATACCTAGATACAACACGTGATAATTATGATGTATTAACTGTACAAGATACTACATACATTACTAATAAAACAAAAGTTGTTACAGCTCTCCCTGCGCCTAATACTAATACCTTAGGTAAAAAAGGTACAATACGAATCAGAGGTGTAGATTATAGTTCTGAATATAGTGTTACCATCAAAGAAACTGGTGGTAGTGATCAGACCTACACATTTACAACACGAGATGTAGATAATTTCACTGGCGCCTCAGATCCAGGTAGTGTAAAGTTAAATGCAGACGTTATACTGGATGCATTAAAAACAGGTATCGATGCGCTTTCACTAGATAATAGTTTCACGGTAACTAAATTGAAAGCCACTCTTGAATTATCTTCAAATGTAGCATTCACACTTACATGTGAAGGTGGTCCAAGTAATGAATTCTTAGCTTGCTTCCAAGATCAAGTAGAAGATGTATCTAAACTACCTGAAGAGAGTGCACCTGGTAGGATAGTGAAGATTATAAATACTCAATCAAAAGAAGACACTTATTATGCTGAGTTCATCCCTGAAGTATCTAACACAGCAGGTGCTGGTTTTTGGGAAGAGACGCGAGCACAGAATGTTGAGATTGGCTTCGATCCAAAAACTATGCCGCATGAATTACAAAATACAGCTGTCAATGTATTTAATTTTCAACCAATAATATATACAGAGCGGTTAGTTGGAGACGATACTACTAATGAACATCCTTCATTTATAGTAAAGGATGCTAATGGTAACTTCACTGGTAAAATACAACAAGCATTCTTTCATAACAATAGATTAGGATTCTTAACAAGTGATAATGTCTCGATGAGTCAATCAGGTCAATTTAAGAATTTCTACCATGAATCAGCTAGAGTACTTACTTCTGCAGATCCAGTAGATTTAAATTGTTCAGCTGTTAGACCTGCTGTATTACATGCTGTGACATCTACTACACAAGGTCTGATTCTATTTAGTGCAACATCACAGTATATTATGTATGCTGACAATGGTGTACTTACACCAACTACCACTGTTATACGTAGTCTATGTAACTATGAGATTGATAATAAAATATCACCAGTAGATAACGGTACTGCAGTAACATTCTTAAGTAAAACTCCTGGCTACTCTAGAGTCTTCAGTATGGAGACACGTGGTCAAGAGAACAACCCTAACGTTTTAGACATTGCTAAAACAGTGACTGAGTATATACCAGATACTATAACTAGTATGGTTGCTAGTCCACAGAATGATTTGATTGCATTATATGGCGTAACTCTATCTGATGTTTATCTTTATAAATCATATCATGATGGAGAGAAACTTGTACTGCAGGCTTGGTTTAAATGGAAACTACCTGGTAATGTATTACATCTGACTATAGATAACGATACAATGTGGGCTGTAATTAAGGTTGTAAATACTACTGACAGCACTAAGAGTAGGTACCATTTACTTAAAACAAGTCTCACTCAAACACCAGAGAATCCTATTCTTACTACTAATGATGGGCAAAGTATTAACCCATACATGGACATGTATGCTACAGCATCTTCTGTAACATATGATGAATCAGGTGACTTTTCTAAATGTTATCTACCATATATCGATGTGACTAATGCGACACCTGTTCTCATTTTAAAAGGTGATGCATCAGCAGGTGAAGTAGCTGGATTTACTTTGAGTCCTGAACGTAGTTCTGATGGGACTTACTTCAAAGTACCTAATAAAAACTGGTCATCAAGTGGTGAGAACTTAGCTTCTAAAGTAGTTGTAGGTTACAAGTATGAATATGATATTACACTACCAAAAACATACTATCAAATGGCTGAGAATGTATATGATTATACATCAGTACTAACCATTGCACGTATGAAATTCTCTGTAGGATTGTCTAGTGTTGCTGGTTTTAAAGTAAAACGTAGAGGTAGACACACACCATATCATGAATGGACGGGTGATGGTTCAGAAAAAGATTTTCCTTTTAACTTTGATTATACAGATGTGGATGATCTTAAAGTAAAAGTTAACGGAGTAGAAACTACCGCATATACTATTACAGAACCAACTGACGGTACTCCTAAAACACTTACTCTCACAAATGCACCAGCTAATGGTCATAAGGTTTTACTATATACTGATACATGGTATGACATCCAAACAGTAAAAGATGCTAATGAGTACCTAGCAGATGACGTACCATTAGCAGAGCAATCACTATTCACATTACCAATACATGACAAAACAGATAACTTTTCAGTTAGAGTCTTTAGTGACTCACCATTTCCAATCTCTCTTACGTCAATGATGTGGGAAGGAAATTACTCACCACGTTATTATAGGAGGACTTAGATATGGCAGCATGGATAGCTCCAGCGGTCATTGCTGGCGCTAAAGGCGGCTTGGACTTATGGGCTGCTGGTCAAAAGAAAGGCGCAGCACAAAAAGCAGGAAGAGAAGCAAACCAAGCAAGGAATGAGCGTGGTAAGAAAATAGTTAGAATGCAATGGGGTAATATATCTCATGCGTATAAAAGATCAGTAGACACTTTAGAAATGCTAAAGAGGAATACTGGTAGACAATTAGATTTAGCTGATGCAGAATCTCTAAGGAATTGGGCATTCCAAGAGGAATTAAGGTTTGATGATTATAGGAGAGATGCTGCAGCTTATAATCAATCAGTATTAGATTATCAAACTAATTTAAACCTTAATGATATCTCCGCCAACATGGCGTATGAAGAAGAAAAACAGTTCATGGACGACTTCCATACCCAGCAGGCGTTTGAAAAGAAAGATGATATATTAGAACATGAGAAGATCTTAAGAGCAGATATAACATCACGGTTTTCATTACGAAAACAACAAGAAGGTTTAAGAGCTAAAGCAGCTTTTGAAGAGGATCAAGAGATTGCTAAAGGATTAGCAATAAAAGGACAGATCAGAGCAACAGGAGCAGTAGGTCGATCTGCTAGGAAAGCAGTGCAAGTTGCAGGTATGGAACTTGGGGCTAGAAAAGCTATGAGAGCAGATGCCATGATGAATGCTAATTCTGTGTATCGTAATGAGATGAAGAAACTAGCTAATACTAGATTGTTCGCTGCGAAGACACGTAACTTAAACATTGATAAACGTGCTGCTTCATTGAAGAGTATGTTAAAAGCTAGCACTCTAAGGAAAGATAAGATTGCTGCTAATAAATTCAGTGCTGATCTACAAGCTAAGCGTAACCTACTACCTGAACCTGAATTAGGTAGAATGACTCCAATTCCATTCGAAGCATTTAGACCTGAATTCATGGAACCAACAAAACCAGATAAAGAAAAATTCTTTGATGATCACATGCCACATTTAGAAGATGAGAACAAGATCTATGGAGATCGAGGAGCAGGAGCACCAGGTAATTGGGCAATGGATGCTCTCAGTATTGGATTAGATGTAGCAGGTGCAGCAGCAAGTGCCGGAGCCTTTAGTGGCGGCGGTGGCGGTACTGGTGGTACTGGTGGTAC